TTATGGAAGAGATTATAGATTTTGATGATAATAGTGTGTTGGCACATACCCCAGAAGGTAAATTGCTAACATGTATACTAACGCAAGCAGTAGAAGATGCTTTATATAGACACGCACCTAATAAATCAGGTACTAAAAATATGAAGTATCATCATAAGATTAATTTTGAAAACAAAATAGACGCTATTAAATGGTTGTTTACTAATAGCGAATTATTAGATTTATGTTGTTTTGTAGTAAACGTGCATAAAGATTCTATTAGAAAAAAGATAATAGATATTATAGGTGCAGATGTTATTCATCCACTTGTGTATAATGTTTACAAACCATAATGGACATGCAACTGACAGAGCATGACGTTCATTGTATAGCTACAGCAGTCTATACAGAAGTCAATACACAATCACTACAAGAAAAACTAGGGGTTATTCATGTGATTGCTAATAGAATAAGGTCTAAAAGATTTGGCAAAGATGCTTGTGAGGTTGTATATAGTCGTGGGCAGTTCATAGGAGTAGAAAACTATGTAAATGGTAAGCAAGCTAAACCCGATCAAAAAATCTTTTTAGAAACTCAATTACTTGTACTTGACACATTAGTATTTAAGAAGTATGCTAACCCAGTTGCAAATAGTCTTTATTTTCATGATGATAGTATAGATATGAGATTTATTTGGAATAAAAAGAAAGTAGTCCACATAGGAAGGATGGTATTTTATTAATGAAACCTATAGCATGGCTTGTAGAAGAGTTTGACAGCACAGGGAAACTTGTATGGTCTGGTCTTATGACTTCAGAACCTACGGAACTTTCATGGTTAAAAGACCTTAAATTAAAGCTTCACAATGTTACGATAACACCATTAATACCAGATACCAAAAATATTGTAAAAGTAACTAATGTTAAAAAATATGATAGCAAAAAACTAACGGAGGCTTACGGTGGCAACTAAACCAAATTTATTTATAGCAACACCAATGTATGGAGGTTTATGTTATGGCACTTATTTAGAGTCTATGCTTAAACTGCAAGCATGGCTTAATGCTAAAGACATAGAAGCATACTTTTCATTTTTGTATAATGAAAGCCTTATTACTCGTGGTCGTAATACATTAGTTAATGACTTTTTAAAGGGTGACGCTACACACTTAATGTTTATTGATGCTGACATACAGTTTGAGGCACAACACTTATTAAAGATGATTGACTCTGATGTAGAGATTATATGTGGCTTGTATCCTAAAAAAGAAATTAACTGGGGTGCAGTATCTTTTGCTATTGAAAAGAAAGTGCCACAGGATCAACTTAAATACTTTACTGGCGAGTATGTAGTGAACATGGTTGGCGATGTTGAGAAACAACTTGTGCCATTAGATAAACCATTTGAGATTAAACATGGTGGCACAGGTTTTATGTTGATTAAACGTGAAGTATTTGAAAAGCTAAAAGACAAGTGTCCATCTTATAAACACAACATGAATGATGTTAATGACAATTCAAATATAGGCGACCAAGTTGTAGAATACTTTACCACTAGCATTGATGAACAAAATCATTTGTTAAGTGAAGATTATCACTTCTGTAAACTAGCTAGAGACAATGGTATTAAAGTTTGGGGGGCAGCATGGGCTCAACTAGGTCACACAGGCACTTATCAATTTAGTGGCAGGCTTGTATGATTATACCTAATGACATGATTAGCCATGTAGGTAAGATATTTCAAGGTGAATATGCTATAGAAGGTATAGGTAAAAGCCCTTACATTATAGACATTGGTGCTAACGTAGGTGGATTTGCAGTATGGGCACATGAATACTTTGATAAACCAAAGATAGATTGCTATGAGCCTATAAAAGAAAACTATAATCTATTAAGACAAAATATAGCAGGAACTGACATAGCCATTAGAAACTTTGCTATTGGCAAAGAAGATGGTGAGCGTATGATGTACTACGGATTAAATAACTGTGGTGAAGCTAGTATGTTTCAAGGTAAAGAACAAAGAGCAGAAGGTGAGATAGTTAAAGTAATGTCTGGTAAACACTTGCCAGAGTGTGCCATCATGAAAATAGATACAGAAGGTGCAGAAATAGAGATACTAGAGAGCTTGACTGTACAACCAGTAGTATTTCTTATAGAATTCCATAGTGCATGGAATAGAAGACGTATAGATGAATTATTGTATGACTATACCTTGATAGATTGCACAATGCGTGGTTATAATTACGGAATCTTAAAGTATTTAAGAGGTAAATTTTAAAAGGAGAATCATATGGATAATATAAATCATCCAAAGCATTACTTGGTAGGTGGTATAGAAGCAATAGATGTCATTGAAAGTCGCTTGACAAAAGAAGAGTTTATTGGATACCTAAAAGGTTGTAAGATGAAATACGACTTACGCTACCCTTTTAAAGGCAAGTTTGAGGAAGATTTAGACAAGTCTGAATGGTATAAAAATAAACTATTAGAGATAGTTAAAGATGAAGATGTTGTTAATCCACCAGAGGTTGCTGCTCAATTACAAAGACTAGAAATGGTTGATGATTAACATTCCAATCAAGGATGAAATTGTTAGTCATTGTAGAAGTTTACTAAAAAAAACTAACTTTGGTAATAGAGGTGTTGCTGATGGCAATGCCTCTGAACAGTTAAGAGGTATTGTAGGTCAGTCTGTTGTTTTAGATTTTTTAGGATTACCATTCATTGAATCTAATGGATTTGATAATGGAATAGATTTTACATATAAAGATAAAACGTATGATGTAAAAACTATGGGAAGAAATTGTGAGCCAAAGCCATACTTTGTAAATAATTTAATTGGATTGCAAGATAAATACAAAGTAGATAGATACATATTTTGTAGTTTAAATAGAACCAATATGATATTAACTATTTGTGGCTGGATAGATAAAAATGATTTTATTGAAAAAGCTAGTTTTTATAAAAAAGGTACTGTAAGAACTAGAAGTGATAATACATCTTTTCAAACAAAAGCTGATTTGTATGAATTACAAAACAAAGAATTGAATGATTTTAGTTTAATCGTCTAGTTCTGGCACTTCTGAATAAACGGAAAGCCCATCACCACTAATTTCGATGTGGCTTCCGTCATCTAACATTATAATAAGCACGTCTTCACCGTAATAGGCTTCTGCTTCTACTACCATTTTGCCTACCATGTGCTCACATAACTGTTGAATGTTCATAATTTTCCTTATATGCTGATAACTGATTCTTTTGTAACTTGTTCTGATTTCACTGATCTGCTCCATTTACCACATCCTTGACATTGGAATCGTTGATAGTGTCGTGATAAATTAACTGCTGAACCACGCTTTTGTAATTTGCTAGAACCGCAATTTGGACATACTGTATTTGCGGAATACGCATTGTGGTTAGGATGATTTTTAATCCATGCTTTAAACTTGTCATAAACTTTTTCAAGTAGTACTACATCGTTTTTATTGTACTCTTCCATAGTCTTCCAAGCTTTACGATCATCGTTCATACACTTAACCCACAATGTATGACCTTCATGTTCTGTTTTAGAACCTAAACCTAAAGCCTGTGATACATAATCTAGTTTGTTAGAAACAAACCTAAATTGTCTTCTTGCTACTTGTAATAAATCTATCTGTTTGGCAGGTGCTGGAGGCGGCATACCTGCTAATAAAAACTCTTTGTGTAGTATGGGTATGTCAAACCTAGAACCGTTGTAGTGAACGATGGCATCAGCTTCGTCAAGAAGTTTGTGTACAGAGTCTAACATCTTTTGTTTGCCAGATTTTTGAATAGAGTCAAACATAATTTTAGATTCACCGTACCACTTGGCTGCATAGCAAAGGGTATAAGATGATTCTAGTAATTGGTTTATAGAAATGTTCTGGTCAAAGATACCCCAGACATGAGCAGTATTTGGTGCTACTTCTATATCAATAAGTAAAATTTTCATAATAACCTTTAGTTATAAGTTTACTTATTATATACCAAGA